CCGCCTTCCAGGAGTTCTGGGGGAACATTTCGGGCGACGATTTCCTTGTCCGCCAAGCGGCCAAGACGTTTACCGAAGCGGCAGAGCAACTTTTGTTCGTTCGGGCGAAGCGGGTTGAGGACGCCCGAAGGACTTCCGAGCTTGTCCGACTCAGTACGGAAAACGAACGAGCAAAAGCAGCCGAGGAAGCCCGAAAGTTGCTGGAAGCCGAAGTTGCCGAGCAGGATTTGATCGAGGATACGCTTTAAACCCACTTTCCTTGCCCGTACGCGAAGGTTCGAGCGTCTAGTAAGGGATTTTTGGGATGAAAACGAGATCGACGCTTAAATCGCCTTAGAATGCAAAAAGCGGGAGATTCGGAAAATGGATGACGAGAGTCTTAGAAACTTGCGGGCGTGGAGCATGAAGTTGTACGACGACTTCGAGCCCGTTCGGGCTTTCCTGAATGAATACCCCGAAATGAGGGAAGATTTCATTGAGATTTTCGGGCAAGCATTGACTAACAGCTTCGCGGGCAACTTCTATGGCCCGTCGCCACTCGGGAGGTAGTACGGAAAATGGATAAACAAGACTTGCAAGAAGAACTTGAAGGGCGGAAGATCGTAGCAGTCCAGTGGATGGGAGACAAGCTTTATATTTTCACGGGCGACCAGATGTTTACGATGGAAGCCCCGAGGCCCGTAAAGTGGTATCATCGGGCATGGGAACGTCTGAAAGGATGGTTCGGGCGATGATCTACCACGGTCACTTTACCCACCCCGAGCTTTGGCTCATGTGGCTGGCGGTCGTCTTGACGCCCGTAAATACTTTGGTTATTCTGTATCTTTGGAGGCGCGGGCGATGAGAAAAAGAAGCATGTACGAGGTTCGCATGGAATTGTTTCGGGCAACTCCGTCCCCGGTGTGGCGCGAGTATTTTGACAATGGATATACATGGGCCAAGGCGGTCAATGAAGAGCTGTCCTACGCAGAGACAGAAAATGAATAGTTTCCACATTGACGACCGCCCGCTTGGGCCGATGCACGTCTGTGAGACGTGTGGAACCGAGTGGGATGCGGGAGAACGTTGCCCCACTTGCTCCGCCGAATGTACATGCGATGCGTATTATTACGGGCATCAGGGTATGCCGCACGCCCGAACTTGCCCGAAATACAAGAAGCCAGTACGGAAAACGGACTGATGCCCGAAACTAGCCTACAGGAACTCAAGCGTCACCCGAAGGTACTTGATCTTTATCGGGCGAAGCTGTCGCTGAAGCAGGATGGCAGGCGTTGGCGCGGGCTTTGCATCTGGCACGCCGATTCTCATGCGGGCAACTTCGACGTGTTTCAGCACCAGGGAACGTGGATTCATAAGTGTTTGAGCTGCGGAATTTCGGGCAGCGTGTTGGACCTTGTACAGAAAACGGATAATTGCGATCTACGGGCGGCGGTCAAGATTGTCCGAGAATTTACTTCCGATTTCGCGAGCGCCCGTACCCAAGTTGAAGCCGTATTCAAACCTCTAGGAGTCCCCGATGCCCCAAAGAAAACTTATTCGGAAGAATCGTATAAAGCCCTCGAAAACGCGCTCAAGAACTCGCCCGAAGCGGTTTATTTCCTCCGATCAAGAGGAATTACTCTGGAAACGACTCAACGCCTACGAATCGGATTTCGCCAGGATGTTGGTAAACTCGCCGGAGAATCGAATGCAGATGTTGCTAGCCGAGGTTGGCTGGCGTTTCCGACGTTCGCTCGAAGCAGTGATGGCAATTCCGACTCCTTGGTCACAGGCATCAAATACCGAAGCATAACCAAGAAAGCCTTCTGCAAGCAGCCCGGAATGACGACCGAGTTGTTTAATGCGGATGCCGTGGATATGATGGAGCCCGTGTTCCTCGTGGAAGGCGAGTTTGATGCTCTGACTTTCGAGCAAGCGGGCTACAAGGCCGTGTCGCTTCCAAACGCCCAATATCAGCCGACGCCCGAAGACAAGGACTTACTTTTGTCCGCCGAGTACGTCGTCCTTGCGGGCGATAGCGACGATGCGGGCAAGAAGGCGATGCAGAAGCTTTGGGCCGAGATGAAAGAACGGACGTTCCTGCTTCAGTGGCCCGAAGGAATTAAGGACGCGAATCAGTTCTTTCTAGAGACTTGCGGGCGAGACTTGTCCGTTTTCCGTACTAGGATTGACGGGCTGGTTCAGGAAGCCCGAACTCGGCCAATGGCCGGAATCTATAGCCTGCAAGAATCCTTGATGAACTCGACGGAAGAAAACATCAAGGACGACCCGAATCGGTTTCGGTTCTCAATCCCGAGCGTTGACCGAATGGCAATTCTGTCGCCCGGATCGGTAATTGGCGTCGTCGCGACTTCTACTGGGCAAGGGAAAACGACGTTCGTCCTGCAAGAAACTTTGGAAGCTGCCCGTAAACACGGCGAGGTCGTGCTGAACTACCAAGCCGAACTTACTATCGAACAAATTGCCCGCATCGTTACCGCCCACGTCCTGCGAAAGCATCGTCTTGAACTCACGCCCGATGATATGAAATCAGCGGCTCACGCTCTCGCGGGCGCTAAATATTATGTCGGGCGAAACGCGGCGCTGACGACAATCACGCCCGTACTCGACCTGATGGAAGCCGCAATCCGACGCTTGTCGCCTACGGTCGCGGTCCTCGATAACATCCACTACCTTGTCCGCAACGAGCAGGATCAAGTCAAGGCGATGGAAAACGCGATGCAGCGCGTAAAGTCGATGGCTGTTCTCTACGGGCTAAAATTCTTCGTCCTCGGAGCCCCCAAGAAAGCCGAATCCACGGCCAAGGGCAAGCAGTTGCATGTTACAGATGTTCGTGGTAGTGTAGCTTTTGGAGACGATTCGGACGCCGTATTCACGATTCATCGGGATATGCTGACGAACTCCGATGACCGGAAGAACGACTATAGCCCGCAGACAAAGCTGAGGCTCGTAAAAGTTCGAGACAAGGGTCCGGGCGATGCTGAGGTAGATTTGATGTTTCTGGGCGAGATCGCAACGTTCTCGGAAATCGCCCGATTAAACGAACCGCAGTTATTTGGAGATCAACAATGAGATTCTTTGATGTAGCCCGTAAGGATGGCGAGCTAATACGGGTGTGGGCGGATACTTATGTTTCGCAGTCGGCGTTTTCACGGGCGATCATCCGTTTTCTGTACAAATTGGATGCTTGGGTCGCCCGTAAACCAAGGACTTGACACCCGATCTTAAAGCATGGTAGGATGTAGGAGGATTACGGGCGATGGCGAAAGAGAAGGAAATCCGAGAAATGCTCGAAGCCTTTACGGGCAGCCGTCACGCAATCGAGCCTTGCGCTCAGTCTCACGACCCTCAAGTTTTTGGCAAATATTGCGGCTGCGGCGGGTGTCATTTGTGGCGCATGTTTAACCATGCGGAAGAACTTCTAGCAAGTACGGAAAACGAATAATGCCCGCACAAGAGATTGAAGTACAGACGCCCGCAGCCCGAGAGAGGCAAGAATCACTTCTTGCCCGAGTAGACTTGTTGCTGGACGATTCACGGGCGACGCAAGAGCATTTGGCCCGAAACTTTATTCAGATCGGGATCGCGCTGCTCGAAGTCGATAAGTCGCGGGCTTGGACTTTGCGGGCAAAGTCCTCGGATCAGTACATCAAGGATTGCGAAGGTAGATTCGGGCGTGGAAGAACCGCTTTGTACGCCTACAAATCCGTGGCCGAGAACCTTCTGCCGCACATGCCCGAACAGAAGCTCGTAGAAATCGGGATTTCGAAGGCCCAGCCGCTCGCGACGTTCGTGAAGAATTCGGGCAAGAAACCGCCCGCAAAACTTCTGGCTGCCGCCGAGAATCCGAAAGTCGGGGTCGAAGAATTTCGGGCGTCGATTGCCGAGACGCTGCACGAAAAGCCCGAATCCGGAAAATGGTACGAGTTCTTGTCCGGATTTTACGTGTCCGCCGAGGAGAAAGCGGAGTTCGAGCGGGCGATTCAGGCAGCCAAGGCCCAGATCGAGTTGCCCGAAAACTGTTCGGAATGGTTGGAACGGAAGCTCGTAGCTCAATGTTTCGTGGCCGAGTGTCTATCAAGTTGGGGAGCGTAGTACGGAAAACGAATAAAGGAGATGAAATGAAAACATTTTGGCTTGTTCTAGCTGTTGTGAACATGGTGGTTGCTGTTTTGCCTCCATTTAATCTCAAGGGCGTTGGCAACCTGTTCATAGCTTTCGGCTGCTTTCTGTTTTATCTGGCGGAGTCGGGCGTTAAGCTGTAAACCATGAACGCTCGGAACACTTGTTGGGTGGAGAGAATCGACGGGAAGATCGTAAAAATATTTCGCTCAACTCACGGGCAGGATTGGACTCGGGCGATGGAAGCGGGGACGCTTCAAAGTTGCCCGAAGAAAGATGCAATCGGCGCAATTCGCTCGCAAATCTGGAAACGTTGTGGCGGGCAATGCGAGTGGTGCGGAAAACGGATTACTGAAACGGGACCGCTGTGGAAACGGATGCACATGCACGAAAAGATTCCTAAAGGTTCAGGCGGCGAAGTCTCACTTGACAATTGCGTCGGAATATGTCAGAATTGTCACGAGAATAGCCCGGAAGCTCACGGGGATCGAAAACCTCAATGGACAAAGGAGTTGGAATAGTGGCGTATCCTAGGTTCAATTTTCAAATTGCAGGATATTCGGACCAAGATATGATGTGGTTCGAGCACGGCCCGTCCGAATGCGGCTATATTACTGACGGTGTTTGTTTCGGGCACGATGGTCACGCGGGTTATGTGATGGACTTCTCGGATTTGGAAAAATGCTATTTATCCGCCGTGGAAAAGCGGCGCAGAATGGTGGAAGGCGAGGAAGAATAATGCCAAGAGTAGAAGTTATCGTAAAGCTGAACGGCCAATCCTTCCTGCTAACCGAAGGCGACCGGATCGAGAAGACGGTTATCATCGAGTGCAACAGCGCCCGCTGCGCTTCTAGACACGGGCAAGAGAAAGCTCAGGAAGTCTCGCTGATTGACGGGCAGCCGATGCCCGAAGCGGGAAGGCAATGGCTGTCCATTATTTTGCCCGAAACCAGCCCGCAGTATACGCCGATGCCGCCGAATTTTTGCGGACCAACTTGCGCCCGAGACTTCTTGGTTTACGATTATATCGCTCCTAGTTCTACGGGCGTCCAAGAAGTACAGAAAACGGATTCGCTAGGGCCCGAGCCAACGATAGACGATCCTCTCGGGCTGCGGGCGGAAACTATTCCGGGCGAGCAATATTCGCCCGTATCTCAAGCAGACGGCGATTCAGGCGAAGGCGAAAACCCGCAGGGTCCGAAATTTCTATGAGCCCGATTTATTGTTATAAATGCGACGAATGCGAGGTTGAGTTCGAGCGTCGGCAGCCCGTAACTCAAGCTGTTAAGACTCAGTTCTGCCGAGTATGCGGGCAACAGATTACAAGGTTGCCCGAAATTCCAAGTCGGTTTATTCGCGGGCAAGGATCGTGGAGCTCGCCCGCATCGAAAGGATAATCGTGGAACAAGCAACAGAGCTTGAGTATTTGCAGTATTTCTATTCGGCTGCGGGCGATTCTTTCGGTCCCGCTGATGATGACATTTACGATGCCATAAAGCGAAACTTCAAGAAATGGAAGGGCAAGGCGCTGCCCGTAGGCTATTCCGATCCAGATGCGCCCGAGGAAGAATAACTTGCCCGTAATCTTGCTAGTCGGGTTTCTGGCTGTCGGCTGGGCATTAACCATCGCGTTGTACGTTATCAGGATTCGCGACGCCCGAGAGCATCTGGGTTTCCTCGCCGAAGCGCAAGCCGAGGCCCAGGATTTGCGGATCGAAGCCGAGCGTGCCCGAAGCGTCGCCGAGACCGAGAGCCAGTACATGAAAATCACGCTCGCAAACGTGATTCAGAGGCCCGCAATCGCGGTAATGACGGACGAAAATATCCAGCAATTGGCGGCTTTGATCGAATCCGTTATCAAGCCCGTAGATAAGTTGAACTAGGAGGATTTGTGTTCGGACAAAAATCGCGTAGAATTCTACAACTCGAACAAACTGTCCGCGATCTACGACAGGAACTTTCGGGTGTCCAAGAACGGCTTCGTACGAGTCTCGGGCATGAGGAAGAACTTCGGGTGCTCGTGTCCAAGCAAGCCCGAGAGTTGCTGAAACATGAAGCCGAGCCCGTGAAGAAACCGAGGAAGAAATAATGTTTGCGTTTCCTTTCTCTCCAATCCCGTCTTACGCTTTCGCCCCGCCGCCTGCCAGACAATGGCAGGCGGCAAAGCAACGCCCGACGCAGTTCGGGGACAACAAGAATCGCCCGAGCGGTCAGAAGCATCCGCGCCCCGTACGGAAAATGGACTTGACACCGACGCCCGAAAACTGATAATATGCCCAAGACTGAAGAACAGAAACGAGATGCCGCCAAGGACGCCCGATTAAAGAAATTCTTTCGGGCAAGCTTGGAGGAATATCGGGCGATTGAAAAATGGCAGCAAGAGAACGGATTCGCGCATATTTTGGGGGGATCGCGGCGGGGCTTAGATCATCATCATGGCTCGGGTTTTATCAGGGGCGTGTTGGACTGGAGACTTAACAAGGCGCTCGGTATTATTGAGAATTCTTTCGGGGTACAGACACCCGAGATATTGAAAGAATTAGCAGAATACCTCCTCTGCCCGCCTGCAATGGCTGTTATAGGCTCTCGATATGGCCTTATCGGGAAAGCCAAGAACAAGAAGAAAATGATTTACGGGCCGCCCGTGGAGAAGAAGAATGCTCGATAACTATCTCAAGTGGTTCAAGGCTCACGAGCGGCTCGCTATCGTTCTGATTGTCGCGGGTGTCCTGCTGTTCGTCGGAAATAAGTACCTGAACACGAGCTACGACGCGGCGGTCGCCCGAGAGAAATCCGCCGAACAAACTCTGACCACTCAGAAAGAGGCCAACGACAAACTCGCGGCTCAGAATCAGCAGGCAGTCGCTCAGTACCAAGTTCTTCTCGGGCAAGTAACGGCGGATAACAAGCGGCTGACTTCCGAGATTTCGCAGCTTTCGCAGACGCTCGCCGCCCGACAAAAGACAGATGCAGCCTTGCCGATGCCTGATCTCGCCGCCCGATGGGAATTCTTAATCGGCACTTCAGGAATCTCAAGTACGGAAAACGGATTGCTTTCTTCCCCGAGTGCAAGTCGGGCAACGGTTTCGAGCTTGGAATCGTTGCCCGTACTTCGACAACAGTTGTCCGATGAAACTGAAATATCTTCGGGCAAGGATAAGCAAATAACGTCCATGAACGTGGTCGTTACGGGCCTTAGTGACCAGATTAATGGTCTTAACGTCCAACTAACGGATTCCGCCAAGGCGTGTCAAGCGCAAGTTGCAGTCGCCCGAAAGAGCAAGTGGCGCTGGTTCAAGTTTGGATTCGTCACGGGATTTGTCGGCGGAGTAGCGGCGGGTCACTATCTATGATCTGCGGGCATCTCAGAAGCGACGGAACGCAGTGCGGAAAACGTACTAATCGCAGATTCCACTATCACGGGGACAACGAATTGTATTGCTGGTCCGAAGAGAACGAGACGTGCTGGGCGGTTGTCCCGTTTTGCAAGATGCACGAGAAAGATCACAAGCCTTACAATCCAAAGGAATATAGGAGAAAGAAATGAAAAGAATCATCACGATTGGCGGAAAAGACGGGGACATTCAGTTGGAAGTTCGGGCGACTATCAAGACCAAGGGACTCGCCCGTTACGAATCGGAGCGTGTCGTAAAGACACTTGCTAACAAGCTGTTCTCCAACATTGATGTTCCGTACGCCGACTTCGGGGCGCATAACTTGACCGTAAGCCTGTGACGCCCGAGGATAAAAGGGAGAAGCAGTGGGCCGATCATTTTATCGGGTGCCGGTTCCACCCGTGGAGGAAGTGCAACAGATCGGCTTTCGTGCTTCGGCGTTCAAGATTGTGCGGGACCTGTAAGAGTAGCGGGCGGCCCGCGTACAAGCGATACAAACAATCCACTCGTAGGCTGACTTTACAGCAGTACCGTACGAACCCCCGGGGCTGGGTCCGAAGAATCACAGGAGCTTAATATGAATGAAGAATTCGTTTCTCGAATTGAACTCTTGCAGCGGAAGTTTAAGAAGAGGGCCGTCAGCCTTGTCCGCCCAGAATCCGAATTCCCCGAATTAACGGTTACCGTTCCGGACTCCTGGAACCAGGTTCAACTTGCCCCGCTGTATGACGTTCACATTGGCTCGGGCGACCACGACGCCGACTTGTTCCAGAAGCACCTGGAATGGATCGCCAAGACCCCGAACGTCTTGACTTGGAACGGCGGAGATATGGTCGAAAACGCGACGAAATACTCGCCTGGAGCATCCGCAATTTGCCAGAAAGGAACTCCGAACGAGCAGTTATTTCAGGCAGCCAAACAATTGACCGCGATTCAGCACAAGATGCTGTTCGCAATTCCGGGCAATCACGAAGACCGAACGTTCAACGAAGCGGGCGTAGACGGGGCCCAGCAATTGGCCGAGCATCTCCGTTTACCGTACTTTCCAGATTACTGCTTCGTCACAATCAAGTGGCGCGGAAACTCGTTCCGTGGTTGTATCCACCACGGCTCGGGCGCGGCACAGACTCCTGGAGCGCAGAGAAACGCCGCCCGCAAAGACATGCCGTGGGCTAACTTTGATTTCTTCTGGACCGGGCATTTGCATCAGTCAATGGCTGACGTGGTTTACCGAACGGATTTCGATCAATCCACGGGCAGGATTTTTGAGCGGAATGCAATCGTGATGATCAGCCCGTCGTATGTCCGCTATTTCGGAGGATACGCCGCGAAGCGTCGTATGGCCCCCGGAAACCGAGGGCTGTCCGTGGCCGTGCTTAATGAAGATGGCCGCATTGATGTGAGTTTGCATGCTAGGGGTAAAAGAATTTGACCCCTGCGGAAAAAACTAGGAAGTGGCGGGATGAGCATCCGGGTTATCAAGAAGCGTGGCGCTTGAAAAACCCGGAAATGTACAAAGCGGGGATGTTCAGGGGTGGCCTCAAAAGGATGGGACTTACTCCTGAACAATACTTTGCCATATTCGAAGAGCAAGGTGGGGTTTGTGCGCTATGCAAACAGCCTCCCAAGAGAATCAGGCTGTCGGTAGACCACGACCACGATTGTTGCCCAAGTGAGCGGGCGTGTGGTAAATGCAGACGCGGGTTGTTGTGCAGCATCTGCAACGTTTACATAGTCGGGCATTTGGAAAAAGCGGGAATACCGCCCGAAAGACTGGTCTCGTACCTAAGGAAAAGAGTGTAATGACCCTCCAAACCGCCAAGACGAAGATCGACAAGTTGTTCGGGAAAGGCGCTCTCTTGCGAGTCGGAGATACCGAGCACGTTCCTGCCGAAGTTATTTCTACGGGCATCCTGAGTCTTGATCGGGCGATTCGTCCTAGTCCGTTAGGCGGATTCCCGCTAGGCCGGATCGTGGAGCTTTTCGGGCAGGAGGCCACGGGCAAAACGAGCATCGTGCTTTCGACAATCGCCGAAGCTCAGAAAGCCGGAGAAATCTGCGCCCTGATCGACGCCGAGCACGCCTTCGACCGCGATCATGCCCGCAGACTCGGGGTTGACGTAGACAATCTCTATATCAGCCAGCCGAGTTGCGGAGAAGAAGGACTGGAGATCGCCGATGAGCTCGTCCGCAGTGGAGAAGTTGCTATTGTTGCTATCGATAGTGTTGCTGCTTTGGTCCCGAAGGCCGAGCTAGAGGGACAAATGGGGGACGCTTCGATGGCCCTCCAAGCCCGAATGATGAACCAGGCTCTCAGGAAACTTACGGGCAGCGTGTCAAAGACAAATACTTGTCTGTGCTTCGTGAACCAGCTCCGCGACAAGATCGGGGCTTTTTATGGTAGCCCGACCGTAACCACGGGCGGCAAGGGTTTGAAGTTCTACGCTAGTCTGAGACTTGAAGTTTCTCGCACGGGCAACCTGAAGGACGGCGAGCAGGTTATCGGTGCCCGAACCAAGATTAAGGTCGTGAAGAACAAAATCTCGGCACCCGCAAACTACTGCGAAGTCGATCTTTTGTTTGATCGGGGATTCAGCAAGGAAGGCGATCTCGTTGATCTTTGTACGGAAAACGGAGTAATCACCAAGAGCGGTGCGTGGTTTGAGTTTCCTGCGGGCCACGGGCGTGTACAAGGAAGAGACGCAGCGGTCGCCCGTATACGAGAAGAACTTGGAACGCAGAACTTGATTCGCTCGCAACTTATGGAAAAGCTATGCTCAAAAGAATGAAAGACCGGTACGTAGAAGTCAAAATGCTTCATATCGGGCTAAACAACCACTTTTGGCATTTGATCGATGTCGTCTACGTGCTTACGGGTCGGATATTATGAGATACTACGATCCGCCTTCGGGTTGGCAGTACGGGTTTCCGAAGCCATACAAACCGTTGCCCGAAGAAACTTTCGAACAGACCTTGCGAAGAGACGGGTATCCTGATAAACTGATGCCGCTCGCAAGGGCGACAATATTTTGGGAGACGGATGAAGCGAAAGAATCTCAGCAAAAGTCAAAGACAAAGAAACCGGGTAGGAATAAAAGGAACGTATCCGATGGAAGTCCAGGAAATAGCTAAAGAATTAGGATTGACATTCCATCAAGTTCATAGTACGTTAAGACGGGCAATGAAAAAATTGCGTGACGGGCGAGCGATTCCGATAAAGGATTTATCGGTCGCCCGAGAAAGAGAAGCTCGGTACGGGCTTCCGAGGGTAATGGAATGACGATTGACGAAATGCAAGAGCGGGCGTGGATCAATTCCGAAGTTCACGGGTTCCACGAGAACAACGATATCCCGACCAAACTGATGTTGATTGTGTCGGAAGCTGCCGAGGCGATGGAAGACAACCGCAGCGGAAAGATGGATGAAACCGTGTTGGAGTCGGGCAAGCCCGTTGGATTCCCCTCGGAACTAGCTGATATTATTATCCGCGTCGGCGACTTGGCGGGCATCTTGGGGATCGATCTGGAAGCCGCAGTTGTACGGAAAATGAACTACAACGAAACTCGCCCGATGAAACATGGCGGAAAGGCGTACTAATGCGCGTCTATTTAGCAGCGGGCTTTTCCCGCAAAAACGAAATTGCCGAGAAATCCCAGGAATTGGAAAATCTCGGCATCAAGATTGTGTCTACTTGGACGAACGATTCCGAGGAGCTAGACGACAAGATTTATGACTGCCAATCCTCGGAAGATTTCTGTACGCTTTCCGAACTAGCCCGCAAGGACGAAAATGAGATCAAACGCTGCGATGCTTTGGTCTTGTTCACTCAAAGCCCGAAGATACCTTTCTATCGCGGCAGTCGGATGGATGAAGCGGGCTTCGCCCGAGCCTTGGGGAAAACAATTCTAGTTTGCGGGCCGCGAGAAAATTTGTTCCACTACTTGCCCGAAATAAACCAGTTCAACACTTGGGAAGAACTCAAGGCAACCTTAACCAAAGCTATTCTTGTCTAGGAGACGCGATGCCGTACGAAGAGGCAACTACTGTGTGGGTAACGCCCGAGCGGAACAAGTTCTTTGAAGACGTTCCAACACCCGATCCCGAGTTGCAAGAGCTGCTGTGTCAGAAAGAGCCTCGGTCGTACGTTACCGAAGCTGGAGAAATCTTGCAATACACAAACAAACCGAAGGGAATCTTGCCCGAAGGTAAAGAAGAAAGGAAGAAAATTCCCGTGGGTACAGGCGTCCTCGACTACTTCCCCGCAGCCCTGGCCGCTGTTGCCGCCGTGTCGTATGCGGGCAACGAACAGCATAATCCGGGCGAGGAACTTCATTGGGCTCGGGGGAAGTCGGGCGATCAGGCCGACACTATGATCCGCCACTTTCTTGAACGCGGGACCTTAGATACTGACGGGCATCGCCATTCTGCAAAAATGGCTTGGCGGGCGCTTGCAATACTGCAGCTTGAACTTGAAGAAGCGGGCGCTCCAGTCGCCCGTGGAGCAAAATAGGAGGAAATATGTGCGTAGTTAGTATGGTTGTAGACGGTGCTCGCGAGCAGTGGGGGCAAATTCAAAACTGGCCGTATCCCGTGGTCCAAGATATGTCGGACATTATCGAACGGTTGTCCGAGATTGACAAGAAGCTCGGGGCCAAGGACTGCTTTGATCCCAAGAAAGACGCCTTCATTCAGGAATTGTCCGAGCGATTGGCGGCTCTGGAGCAAGTGGTGAAACCCAAGAAAACGAAGAAAGTACGGAAAACGGATTAGAGACCTAATTTCTTGGCCGCGACGTGGAACGCCCCGAGCAAGGGCACGATCACGGCAGTTTGAATCCAGAAGCGGGTGTCGGCGGTTTTCTGGGCCTCTTCCAAGGCCGTGACTCGCCCGTACGGGCCCGCCAGACCCTCAAGCATCTGCTTGATTGACCCGATGTCTTCCGACATTTGGAGGTTGTACTCCCGCCGCTCGTGGTGTTCTGGTTCCATAATTCCCCTTGATTTCTAGAAGTTTGTCTGGTATGCTTCGGGCATGAGAATTGCCGTTATTCTGGTATTGCTTTCGGGCGTCGCTTTCGGACAATTGCCCGATGCGCCTAAGATCGCGGACAAGTCGTTCTGGGCCGTAACCGCTTTCTCGGGTGCCGCGACCGCCGCCGACGCCTACACGACCGCTGACTTCGGGCCCCGGTGTTCGGAAGAAGTTACAAGCCCCGAACTTTACGGACGATACCCAACCGCCAAGCGCGTTACGCTGGTCATGGGCGGGCTGTTTGCTGCCAGTGCCGGAGCGTCGTACGTCTTGAAACGGCACCACGTTCGCTTGTGGAAAGTCCCGTTGTGGCCCGCGCCCGAGTTGTACGTGGCTTACGGGCATGCTGCGGGGGCCGTGAGCAACGCCCGCAATTGCTACTGATTACAGGAACTCCACGATACAGCGGTAGAACGTAACCGAGTCTGTATTGGCCCCGCCTTGGAACGTGACCGTCAAGTTCTGCGATGTCGTGGAATCAATGGCGGTAGTCTGGTGAGCGAAGTTAACGCCGTTATTGGATGTAGGCACGAGGTAATTCATCTCCAAAGGGTCCCACGATTGAGAATTAGTTGCTCCGAGGTTGCCGCCGACAATAACCAAAGAGCCGCCCGAGGCCGTTCGCGTCGAAGATATGTTGTTGGGAGTGCTTATTCTCGACCCGCCATAATTGACCAAAACTTCTGCGGTGTTGCTGCTTACGTTGGTTAACAGCATTGCCACGGTTATTCGCATCTGTCCCGTTGCGGGCATCGCCCCGCCCGGAATCGCCAGCGTATAAATTGTGTGGAGCGAAGTGTCGCCCGTCTGAGTCACTGTAGCGGTCGTCTTGATCGGGGCGGGCAGCGAACTCGAAAGTGCCTGCCAATCCGCCGCAGAGCCGCTCGTGGCGGTAAGAACCTCTCCGGCAGTAGGAACACCGCTGACGGTAACGCCCGATATAACTGTAACGCCCGTTGGAACCGCAGGGTATTCCCATTGGACCCCGCCGCCCGTAGAAGTCAGGACTTCGCCTTGGAATCCTTGGAAGCCTAAATTATCGGCGAGCGTGCCCGAAATCGATACGTCCCGAAGAACCGCATTCCACTGAGCGCCCTGAAACCCGAGACTCTGCGTCGTATTCCCGTTTGCGGGCAAGAGATTGAATTCGTAGATTGTTTGATCGCCCGTAGGGTTTGAAAGAATTGCGGGCGATACCCCGAGCAATCCGCTTCCCGGAGGATTATTAGGCGGCTGATTCGCGACGTTGTAAGGCGAGACGGCGGAAGTCAGAACCCAGAACTGAGGCCCGAAAACGAATGCCCCACTTTCATCATACCCCCAAACCGTATAATACGACCCGCCCGGAAGTAACTGATCCGCAGGCCAAAGCGTGGTTGCGGGCGAAACCGGAATATTGCCCGTATTATCCAAAGCAATCTTCAGCTTCGGCATGCCCGTAATCAATCCGGGATTTACGACTTCCATTTCGTCGTGCGAAAGCTGGACGATCAAATACCCTAGCGCAAGAGGCGCTCCTTCGGCGTTCTGGAAGTCCCCGCCGATGATCTGGATTTTTCCTGTTACGGGCATCTAATCTCCTATTTGAAAAACGTCAGCGGACCCATGTCCGCACAGCGGGCCTTCTCGGGGTTACGGGCAATGTGGGTCAACCACCATTCGGACTGCACGTCAGTTAGGTCGCCCCAATATAAAGCCCCATTGCTGGAATCTTTTCGGGTGTCGTCGCAAATCCCGTCAATCTCGTTGTACAGCGAAAGGAATCGGCGGTCCCAAGCGTCGGGATGCTGCGCCGTCTTCGGCGGAGCCGCGTGCCATTTATCGACCGTATCCAGAACGTGAAGGTACGTACCAAAACCCGCTTTCTCTCTGTTCTTCAGCGTATGAAGAATGTTGATCATTGCGGGCGTTCCGCCGTAGTGTTGGCCGTAACGCCAAGCGCATTCGATAAGTTGGGCCTTGATATAGAGTTCTGAATTCGTGCTTGCCATAGAATCCTTTTTCCGTACTAACTAGTTATCTGTAATTACGGGCGATCCCGTCTTTCGGACGCCCGCAGCCTTCTTCTGAAAATGCTTCGCCAGTGGGTGGGGCGTGATCCCATTCGCTTTGTCTGGATCAGCGGGTGCGTTCTGGACGCTCATGGTTGCGCCTGCGGGCGTGTCGGCTTTACGGGCAGCCGTGTCCGAGTCGAACGGTTTGATGTTTTGCGGGTTGGGTAGAACTCGCCCGCCAAAATCTGCTGGAGCGCCTTCGTCAGCCATTACTCTTGTTCATCCTTGTGGAGTTCGGGCTCCGGTCCTGGTTCTTCGAGCTTCCCGAAATGCACGAAGTAATTCCCGCCGTCTAATCTTGACCGAAGATGCTGGTCGGTTTCGAATTGGCTGCGGGCGATGGCTACGTGCGAACCGCAGGATTTGCATTTGCCGTCCGAGAACGGCGCTCCGCAATCTTTGCACTGTAGCGGAGTTGGATGTGTTAAAGGGTTGACGCTCATATAATTGTTCCTTTACTGGTTTGTGTAAACCACGTTCTGATCTTCGGGCTGCGACAGCGGTTCGGTAGCCCCGCCGAGAACATTTCCCAAGGCGTTGCCCGCTCCGTATTTAACTGCGGTGCCGAGTCTACGGGCTGCGGGCGATTCTTCTAGCGTCGCTCCTATTGCCCCCGCTCTACGGAAGTTTTTCCACATACTCGGGCTATTTGCAATCTTGTCAAGTAAATCCGAACCCCGCTCGCCCGCCAATCCTAGAACGATTGGAATGGCTCCGAGTTCGCCGCCCGCATGAACCGCGTGTCCAGCCGCTCCGCCCGCAGCACTGGCTCCGCCGATAATCCCCGCTCGGACAAGTTTCTGGTAATTGGCCGCTGATTTCAGGTCGCTCGAAAGTTTATCCAAGCCCGCTTGAGCGCCCGGCATATCGAAAAGTTTTTCCTTGACTTCGGGCGGCAGGTTATCAATCTGCTTAAAGTTCTTCACGAACTTCGCGGGATTGATCTGTCCGTCTGTGCTTGCATCCGCTAATTGCTTCTGAATAATTCCTTTGCCCAAGTCCTTTACGGCAGGTTCGCCGATTGTCTCAGTTAACGTGTTAACCTTGTCAATCTTGTTTCCGCTTGAAGTCAAATATTTGAAAGCGTTATCGAGCTTCGTATCGCTCGCAACTCCGGGCGCGGACATCGCCTGCATCGCCGGACTTTGGAACAGCTTTACTTTATCCTTGTATGCCGCCCGCAAAGCATCGTAATCCTGCGCGGCTTCGGGCTTCCCCGACTGCTTCGCAAGACCCTGGATTGTGTCGTCGATCCCGTCGCGGAGTTTCTGGTAGACTTGAACGTCGGCGCGATCCGCCGAACTCGTAGCACCCTTTGTCAGTTGCCCGATCTTTTCCCCGAGTTGCTGGCGTCGCTGAACGAGTTCGTCGATTGTCAGGTCGCCCGCCTTGTTCGGTTCGGTTAAGCCGAGCAACAGCTTTTTAGTAGTGTCGGAGCCCCCGCCCAATGCCTGGAATTCTTTTCCCAACGTAGTCGTTTTATTCTCGGGCACGTCGGCGGAAGACTCTAAGAGATTGGTTGCAGCTTTCTGTAACGGGCTACCTTGATATGGGATTTTCTGTCCCTTGAGGTCGCCCGAAAGTTTCTGGATTCCGGTTTCGAAATCTCCGTGCATCTTGGTTTCAGCGTCGTTAATCTGATCGCTGATGTTCTTCCCGAGTTCGGAGCTTGTCGGGGCGTTCTTGCCCAACTCCGAGGCTTCCTGAACCGCTTTTCCGGCTTCTCCCGCTTTTTCCGTTGCTCGCCCGAGCGCACCAAAAATAGTTCCCAAAACGCCCGAAGCCAATCCGGTTTCCGCGCCTTGTTTCGCACCCTCTGCAACATCCCCCGTTTTCGCCGTAGTCTGAGCGCCCTGAACCACGCCTTGTCTGAGCGCGTCCATGCCTGTTCCTACTAATCGGGCAAGCATCGGGCTTTTCTTCAAAGCGGCTTGTTCTTCAGGCCCGAGTTCAGCTTGGGCTTTTCCTACATCCACGCCCATTTGCAGCATCTTCATCAGACGCGGGCTTTTCTCCAAGATACCCATAACGCCCGAAATCTGCTTGAATTTGTCGGCCATGCTAAGGCCCTTGAGGGCTTCGTCGCCAAGCATGAACTCCGCGAGATTCTCCCCGCCATATCCGACCCACTGCGCGGGATTTTGCGGGCTCGGTGTGCCTTTCTGTTCGGCATCCAAGCCCGCTTGCGGAATCAATTCATGTCCGGATAATTTTTCGGCAAGCGCGACTTGCGGGATTTTCTTTAGCCCGCTGCCGATCCCGTGAACCGTCTCCATCAAAGCATTTCCGAAGCCAGACGAGATATCGCCCGCAACGTCGTTTACTTTGGATAATAGGGATTGATCGGGCTGTCCGCTTTCCGTACTAGGCGGGGTATCGCTCGCGCCCGCCGGGGCGGGAGTATTCGCAGGCGGTGCGTCCATCGCCCCTTGAGGCGGAGGAGGAATCTGCGGCGTTCCAGATTGCGCAGCGTCAGGATGATCTGTCGCACCCGAACTCGCGGGTTGTGGAATTTCAGGATTTTCGGCCATAATTATTTAACGGGCGAGCCATCTATTTTGGTCCAAGGATCGCCGGATTTCCCTGTGTGGAAAATCTGAGTCCCATCCGGCATCCACTTTACGTCTGCCGGATGACCGCCCCCAGGCAATGTAATACTTTGCAAGATCGACTGCTTGTTTGGCGCGGGCTTCGGTTGTCCGCTTTGCGGATTTTGTGCGGGTTGTGGCTGCCCGTTAACTCTGGCTGCGTACCGAGGGTCCAGTTTTGCCCGAGCCTTCAGAGCGGCGGAGTCAACCTGCGGCATCGGAGCTTCGTAGACTTTGCTCGGGGCAGCGTTCTTCCACGTCTGTTCCAAACTGTCAAACTTGTCGCCCATTGACTGCGCTTGAGTTTGGATTGAGGCATCGCGGTTTGCGAACGCTCCCAAAGTTGAAGCCATGCTCTGGATACTCTTGTCGGTTTTCGGCAAGTTGTAGAACGTCGCGAGTTCGCCCGTAAGCGTGTCAAGTTTGTTATTGAAGCGGTTGTAATCAGCCGTGCCCGGAATTCGGCTGGCGACCGTGTTCAACTCCTTCAACTCGGACATATGCTTCAAGGCCGTGGAGCCCGCGTTGAGTTGAGCACCCGCAGTCCCGTTCTTCGTGGACGTATATTCTTTAACCGCGTTCGTGTAAGCCTGAACTTTCGAGCTATCGAAATCTGGATACGCTCGGGAGACGGCTTCAAGGACTTCGGGCTTTCGAGTCAGAAGGTAATCAAGGCGGCTGAGGGCGATCTTGCCCGTACCCAATTCCTTGACCAAGGACTGAGAGCCCGCGGGCAATGAATTAAGGTAGGCGTCGCCCGTAAGGGTAGTGTCTCCTGCGTCGAAGCCTTCGGAGTCCTTCTGAAGTTTCGCTAATTCCGCTTTATCCTTTTCGCCCGTTAATTTCAAGTTGGCGAGCTTTTGTTGGCCTTCGGGCGTTGCGGCTTCTGCTGTCGCTCGGGCGGTAGCTTCCGCTCCGGCTTTCGCGCCCGCAAGATCGGCGGCCTTCTTGTCTTGAAGCTTCTTGAGATTATCCGCCCCAAACAACTCGCTCATAATGCCCGCAGCCTGCGGGTGATTCTTCTGGATCGACTTCAGTTGATCGTTGGGGTCGGTGCTCGTAGCGTCATTATGAAATTTCTCGATGGCGGACAATACCTGCGGGTTTTCCTTAATCTTGGCCGCAAGATCGACTTTATCCCCGCCAATTTCGTCGTGAACGTCGTCAAGTTCCCGCTGCGTCTGCTGGATAAGATCGAGTTTGTGGTTCATCAGCGCGAGCGACGCGGACGTAATTGTCGCGCCTTCGGGCAAGTTAAATCCCTCTTTGGCCTTCATCAGCCCGTACTTCGCAAACTGATCGTATTTATCTTGCGTCAGCGGGGTTTGAGTCGTGCCGTCAACCACGGAATACGTGAGCTGAGACAGCGGAACGCCGTTCTTGTCGGTCGCCCGCTGACCATCGGGACCAAATGCTGGAACTTTCCCATCAGGGATCGCGATGTATTTCGTCTTGTCAAACCCCTTCTTCATCAGTTCGTTCGAAGGGATATTGGAAGCTTCGACGGCCCCGGATTTATTCCACTGGTCGAGATCGTCGGCATGGTTCTGGATTATCGAGTCTTTGGCCTCGTCATCTTCCTTGCCCGCAGCGTACGCCGAACGCATGGCTTCCATGTTCGCGGACAATACCTTGGCCTGCTGGACCTTGGTCTGCTGCTGTTGCTCGAAATCCGCCTGCGACTGCTGCGCTCGTTGCTGCGCCGCTGCCTGAGTAGGCAACGGTTGCGGAGCTGGATTCGGGCGACCTTGGCGCGACGCGACGTAGGCGTTTCCCGCCTGCCCCAGCCCGCCAAGAATGTTTGCCAGAGCGCCCTTGAGAATCTCGCCCGTAGAAAGCGGAACTTTCTCTCGGGTGACCGTTCCAGTCTGGGGGTCAATCGTGGTCTTGATTCGCGGGCCGCCCGCAATCGTCTCGCCGACGCGCCGAATTACTCCTGCTTGCTGGACTGCCGGATGATTCGCCAGAGGGTCGGGAATCTGATCGGGCATCGTCGAGGTCGTGGGCTGAACGGGTTGTGCAGCTTGCGCCGCCTGCGCCATTTGCGCGGCGGGAGGCTGTACGTTATCCGTACTAGCGGGGGTGCCCGTAGGTTGTGATTCTACTTCTTCGGGTGTTGCTGTCTGTTCGTCTGCCATGTTTCCTTAGCCCCCCAGAATCGATCCCGCAGTGCCCGCTGCGCTGGACGCGACTTGAACCAAGTCTTGGATTCCCTGTTGATTGGCGTTGTTGACAGCGGTCGCGCCCTGCATTGCCGAGCCTCCACCGCCGACCGCAGCATTTCCTATCGCGGTAGCTGCATTATACACGTTCGGGGCTCCGGCGAGGACGCCCGCAGCGTTCATCCAATTCTGCTGTCCGAGCATCGCGTTCTGGGTATTGATTCCGGCCAATTCGTTCGCGGTTTGCGTCGCGCCCGCTTCCGCGATATTCGCGTTCTCGCCAAGCTGTGCGCCGCTAGGCAACGTCGTGGTTCCCCCGCCTTGGGCCGCCGAGCGTTCGCCCGCAGCCTGTTCCGCATTCCGCGTCGCGACGCCCGTATTCGTAATTGCCTGAGATTTCAAATTCGCGAGTTCTGCGGGCGTATAACCCGGCTGGCCGGGTCCGGCAGCCACGATTGGAGCGAAGCTCGATTGTAAATCGTTGAAAACCTGGGAGGAGTTATTAAACACTTGCCCGGCTTGATTCATCAGCGTGTTGTAATTCGTCTGCTGTTCTTGCGAGATACTGTTTTGGGAAGCGCTTGCGCCACAACCGCCACTGACAGTTCTGCCTTCGCGGATGTATCGGGCAATTCGGGCTGTATGATTATTCACGAATATTTTTCCTATAGTCGGGCGATTCCGAATAACCCAACCGCTTGCAGAACTCCGATAATTTCGGGCTTCGGGACTCGAACACAAATTCTTTGAAGTTTTGATTTCGGGCGTCCGCCGACAACTGTTTCAGCCCGTCAGCTAAAGCCTTGCCGATCCGTGAAGGCCCCGCTTCGGGATTGAAGTCTATGTCAACCCTAAGACACGGCGTAAACTTGGCAACCAAGACTTGCCCGTCAGAATCTTCGTAAATTACTGTTTTCGTTCCGGCTTCCGAGTACCAGTCAAACGTGTTGGAAGCATGTTCGGGCTCGGCAGCGATCCAGTTCTCGATTTGCGGGCGGTCATTTTCAGACAAGTTTCGTATCATTTCGGGCTTGACATCCTTGTTCGTTTTCCGTACTATTGGGGTTGGAGGGGAATATGATTATCACGGACGTAGACGGCTATAGGCTGAGTTTGACTAAAACTAAACTGATCGAGGTCGATCATCTAAGTGTAAATCCGTACCACGCTTTCTTATCGGATATACTAAAATCTTATGTTGCGAGACGCATCACCGATCTACGCATTCATGGGAAGGATGCAGGTGGAAGTTGGTGGGGCGGAAAGATCGGCTATCCCGCATTCATCGACCCAAAGGAGCGCAGGATCGGCTGCCGCAGATTTTCGCCCGAAACGTTTGCTCAAATCCTGAAAGCAGCGGGAGTTAAGACTGCAAAGGCACGTAAGAAATCGAAACGGAAATAGCGGAACTCGACGCCCCTAAGTTATCGACCGTGATATAAGCGGAAGCTGATTGCGGGCTATCGCTGTTCGCCCCGATCATGTCCTCGCAATACCAAACAGTCGGGGCCGTGGTCAGAACAACGTCGCCGATAATTCCCTGCTCGGTGCCGAAGCCCGGACCCTGAGTTTGCGGGCGTGATTTGTCCACGGTCTGGGCCGCTGCGGTCGAATAAAGTCTGACTCGGGCGGCGGCGTTGACCGAAATCGACAGGACGATGAACGCCTTGGCAAGAGTTACGACGCCCGTAAACTGCCCTGCGGGATTCAAAACCGAAGTCGCAGCCGAAGCGGTTTGCGCCACGGGCGGGTTATTCGTTGACGTGCTGCTCGAAGAAAATACCGTCGCGGCGGTCGTAGTTGACGTGCTGCCCGTACTCTGCGTCGGGGCCGTGGGAATCCGCCACTGCGGAATCATCCCGCCAAGATGGTAGCCGATCAGGGTGTCGCTCGAAGGAAAACTGCCCGGAATATTAGGAGCCGAGAACCTTAGCTTCGAGTCTCTTACGGGCAATAACGGCTGTTCGAGTTGCGAGTTTGCGGGCGGCGGGGCTACGGGTTCGTAACCCTCCGTTGAAACTCCTATATGATCCGCGATGCTCGGCATTGTCCGCTTTCCGTATTATTGTTCTTGCAGAATGGCCCCAAAAATCGAGCACGTCCAGAGGGAATTCTGCGCGTTTTCAGCCGGGAAGCTGATCTGGTATTGAAGACTTCGACAAACTGCGGGTTCCTGCGTCTGGGCCAGATAAAATCTCTGGCTGAGAATCGACGTTGACCGAGGCAACGTCGGCGGGTCTTCGATCCATTCCGGAATGTTCTCGAAGCTGCCCGTAAAATAAGGGACGGCTTCATCAAGAATCACGCCCATTGATAGCGGGCTTCCAACTGCCGCGCTGTCGGTGGTGATGAACGCCACTTCCGCGAGTTGTCCGGGATTCGCCAGAACGTGGCTCCCGACCGTGGCGAACCAAGTATAATTTTGCCCGTTATCCTGGAACTGCGTAATGTTTCGGGCAAGAATAGGTCCAGTTGTCGGGCTTCCGATCAGAAGTTGATGAACGCCCGGAGACGTTTCAATCGACATCACGGCTTCGGCACCGCCTACGATAGTCGCGAACGGAGAGATCGTCACGCCTTGTTCGGGGCTAGGAGTGACTCCGATTCTGTACCAGCCCGTCGTTCCGTCAGACAAGAACCAAGCCTTGTCCTCGCCCGAAGAATGCCAAGTAACGTAGGCGGTATTTGGATTCCACGGAGCAACCTGCAAGAGATTGCCGATATTGAATCCGGTTTCCGAAGGCCCGGAGGAAATATCCAAGGTGTTGAACGTTGAGTCCGATGCGAAGAATCCGACACTCGAACCAAAGACATCCAAAGCATTGTAGTTCAGAAGCCCGAGACCTTGAGCGTAAAGAACCGCAGGCGGGATCGCGCCGCCTGTATTCGATATCAGATAGATGTCTGAAACCGTAAAGATAAAGATTCCGACGATTGTAGGGACCAATCGGGTGACCTTGGACGGAAGCTCCTGGAAGTTGTCGGGGCCCGTGCCTTCGAAGCCATTGCCTACGGGCGTGTCGGGACCCGAAGTGTAATACACGGTATTCCCGATGCTGTAGAAAATCCGCTGAAGGTATTGCGCGAGGTTGATCGAGCCGAGCGCCGGAGGCGTGTTCTGCCCCGCAATCGGACCTTCGATTAGGTTGTTCAGGCCCGTATCCGGAGTGTCGTCGTAATACCCGTTTACAATATAATCGGGCAATGGAATCGTCCAGATCGCGTTCGTCGTGCCCGAGATCAGGAACGGCGTCGTCAGCCCGTCCGTTGTCCGGAAAATGGCTACGTAATCCGCCTGCGGATCGATATTCGCCAGAGGCGGAAGTCCGCCCGTGATTTGAACGCCCGCAGCGCCAATAAAGTTCCCCGTGGCCGTGCTTGCAGGAGACGCATTCGAAACCGTGTCCGTGAGCGAGTTCACTAACGCGACGTAGTAAATATACCCGCCGTTAAATGCCGAAAGTGTTCCGGGCGGCGGCGCGGGGCCGGGGCCTTGGTTGATCCAGATCAAATTAGGGTTATCGAGCGTAAGCTGATTGACGCCCGTGGCGAATGTTGGGACGGTAGACCCGGTGATTCCGGCTCGGAACGGAGCTTCGGTGTTGTTGTTCGGGTCGGTGATCGTAGTATCGGGCAACGTATAGGTAACGCCCGCCGCCCATACCGCGTCCGTGATCGGACCAAGGTTCGCCCAACTGAGCGGGCCAGGGCCGTTGCCGCCCGTGCTCAAAGTACCGCCCGTATTCAAAGTACTCATGCCAGCGTCGTTCATTTCCGACACCGTTGCGTAATTAGGCGCAAAAGATGTCGAGAAAGCGGGCCAATTCGGAGCGGTCGTGCCCGTTTCTGCGGGTCCCGGAACAGGAGTTTGCCCGTTGCAATACAACGCCAAAAATTGGGGGATCGATGTATCAGATTTAGCGAAATCAATTTCGAACGGGAAGTTCCCAGCCACGGGGAAATTGATTACGAAAGTATCCTGCGATGCGCCTGTGACGTTGTTTGCTCCCAAGACTGGATAGCCTTGAAGGGCCGTCAGGGTCGCGACGGGCGCGGGACAGTTGGTTGGGCCCGAGATTCGGGCGGGCTGGCTTCCGCCCGAAGGTCCGATCCCCCAGAACATTCCGTCGTTGTGAAAAATCGTGAAGCTGTACTGCCCCGCAACAGGTACGGAAAACGTACCGAATACAACCATTGTGTAGTTGCCGGGTGTGGCGTGAATGTACGGGACCGTATAGCCCGTAATATCTCCGGCAGCGGATAGCGTGGCCCACTGCAAAGGGTCGGTTATACTGGAAATCTGGCCGGGGTTAAATAAGACGCTGTTCCCGTTCGCCGTTGCGACCAACCCGTAAGGAGCTACGCCGGGGTTGTTCGGGCCATCGACAGGATTTCGGAGTTCGCACGAGCCGTCGTACGTCCCTGAATTATGCGGATAGAAATTCGCCGTAACATAGACACCCAAAACTTCTTCAAACGTCGGGTATGGGTTGGGCTGGAGCTGGAATAGGCTGTTGGTGCCTGCGGCATTCGCGACGATCAGGTGATCGACAGGAAATACCGTGCTCGGGCTCCACGTCGAATTACTCGAAAACGTGCTGGAAACGTTCAACCAAGTTACGCCGCCGTCCGTAACCGTGGTAGTACCCGCAGTCGGGTTGCTCGTGAAGGGATTCGCCCCGCCAGATTTTCCGGCAACAGTAACCTGCCAGATATTCGTTTGCCCGGCGAACTGAGTATCGATTACCGCGCCGACAAGCGAGAAAAACGTATCAGCTTTCCACGCGATGCCCGAAGTTCCGACCACAATATTCGGCGCAGTCGTGCCCGCAGCAATCCCGAAATTCTCCAGCGGACTTCCGCGATTGATCCAGACAGCCGTACCGTCAATCGTGATTCCGCCTTGGAAGTCGTTTCCGGCGTCGGGAACCTGCGTGTTCCAAACAGGCACGCTCGCGCCCGTAACGGGGATTCCGCCTTGGGCGTCCGTAACATTGCCCGTATCCGCCGCAGAAGCGTAATCCGCGTGGATGATATTCAGAAGATTGGCGGTCACGGTCGTGCCGACAGCCGTCAGCACGGTCCAAGTTACGCCGTTCAGCCAAGTCGCGACGCCCGCGTTCCAGATAACGTAATTATCGCCATCAGTAATGCCCGCAGTCGATCCAACGGTCAACGTCAGGGTGTTGGTGGCTTCGACATACGCAACGTTCGAAATCGTCGTGACTTCCGTAGCGTACAATTCTTCGAGGTTCCCGTTTGAGTCGATCAGGTACGTTGAAATAAACGGCGTAGAAGCTGCGGACAAAGTGACGGAATTCCCGATATTCGGGAGGCCCGCAGAACTCGCCGTGCGAGTAAAAAGACTCTGGACGAACTTCTGCTGCGTCTCGCCGTTTCCGAAGAACAATGTGTTGCCTACGGACTGGAAGAAAGTTTGCCCGGCACCCGGAGGCTTCGCGTAAAGCAGCGTGTCCTGATTGTTCGAAATAATGTAAACGCCCGTAGCGGTATCCGCGAGGACTTCAATTGTCTCGCTCGTGGGCCCGAACATCCGGAAAGCGTAAAAGTAATCGACGCCCGTAAAAAGATTCGAGTTATAAACCGAGTTTCCGGGTCTGCGGGCAAGCGTCAGCTTCGGCGTGATCTCACAATTAGAACCGTCGATCAGTGCGTCCCCGCGTGTGCCCAAGTACCGTTCTTCGTAGGACGAACCTGCGGAGCGGAGCGGGCTGCGTTGCGTGCATAATCCGCTGTAGTAGCGCGAAGTATAAAGAGGGGCGTACCTCGGGGCTTTATTTCCCGCTTGAGCGCCCGCTAATTGTAGGCTTCCTGCCATTTATCCTTTTTCCGTACTAAATGCCGCGATGTTGTTGGCCCGATTGAAGCGTCATTTGCCGCCCGATAGGATCGAGCGTGATCGCGTTGAAGTTGGCCAAAAAGATGTCAATTTCTGTGGCGGACAAACCTTCGGCGGCTCCGAGCAATGCGGCGATAAATCTCTGCCGAGTCGGGGCCCAACGGGAATCGTCGGCGAACTCGTACATCCAAGCCAGAAACCCGAGTTGATAAATATATCCAAGGTAGTCCGGCAGCGGGGCCCAAGTTTGGTTTAAGCTCGTGATTAGCGGTGCGCCCTGCTGCATGGTGATGGCCACAGGGTACGCCTTGTCTGGCACGGGCATCAGTCGGAACGTAACGCCCAAACTTCCGATCAGTTCCGCCGATATATTTTGCGGGCGGCTCTGCGCTGCGTCCAAGGCCAGATCGACCTTGTTGGAAATCTGGACCCACTTCAAACTTACAGGGTCTTGAACCGAGGCGTTCTCCAACCAACCGTAAAGATAGGAAGAAGATGCGTTTGGAATCGCTCCGACGTTCGTCCAAGTTACGGTGTTGTCGGTCGTCGTTCCGTTCAAAGTCCCGTTGAAACTCGGGATCGTACCGCCCGTAGTACCGCCCGTAGTTACTTTTTGAATGTTAGAAGCAGAGTCGATTACGAAACTGCCCGCAGCCAAGATTTGGTTCGCGGGCCACAAGTACAAAAGCAAATAATCCTGCTGGCCCGCCGTTGTCAAGAACCCCGTCACAACTCTGTTTTCGGGCCAGCGAAAAGGTCGCCCGAGGATAGTTTGGAGAACAGTGTTGGCGCTCGTGATCGCAGGCTCTTTGGGGCCGCCAATCGAGAGCTGACGATTGAAGCAGAATCTTTTGCTCCACTCGACACTGGATAAAATTGTTTTCGTTGACGCCATCCACCCTCTTGACGGATACTTCGGAATTTGGTATGATTACTGATTATGGATATTCAGGAATTGGAGAAAAAACTGTTATCGTTCGGAGGTAGCCGTGTTGTCACTCAGAACGGTGCTAACCAGCCCGAAACCGTGGATATTCTGTTCAATCGCGGGCGGGTGATGGAATATGCGCGGCTCGTGAAGAAGCCGGGGGAACACCACCGTTGCCACATGAATTCTTTGGACTTAGTCGTCCAAAAACCGTGGACTAGGGCGTATTGCACGGGATACGCTTTAACGCTGGAAGATGGAATATGGCGTCCGCACTCTTGGGTTTACTTAAAGAAAACCAAAACCATTTGGGAAACCACAACAGAAAGAATTCTTTATTATGGCGTTAAAGACTTTGAAGCTACCCGCATCTTCACGATTGAATGGGAAGCCAATATCAATCAACAACTCCGAGGAGCAAAAGATGCGGAAACGTGGAAGCCAATCGCGGGCTATGAGGAAATCTACGAAATCTCCGATAAGGGCAGCGTAAAAAGAATCAAACCCGAATATAATACCTACGTCGGGAAAATTCTAGCGGGCGGCTACGACACTGACGGCTACCATGTAGTTCTCTTGTACAAGAGCGGCAAACGTCGAATGTTCAAGGTTCATCGACTGGTAGCGGAGGCTTTTCTTCCCAATCCCGATAGCAAGCCGCAAGTCCACCATAAAAATTCCGTAAAGTTTGATAATCGGGCGGAGAATTTAGAATGGGTTACTTGGCCGGAACATGTAGAACATACGGTTGCTGACAACGCGTACAACCCTGCTAAAGGCTCGGATCACCACAACGCCAAGTTAAAGGAAAGCCAGATTCCAGAAATTCGGAAACTTTTAGCCGAAGGAAAATCCTGTACAGATATCGCTCTGCTGTTCGCTGTCAATTCTGCTACAATTGGCGACATCAAAGACGGAAAAACTTGGAAACACGCTTAGTATATAAAACTAGTAATACCACGGCCAACCCGGATAGGGTGCCGCTGGCCCGAGCCAGATACTTCCCGCCCCCGTTTCCATGATCGGTTCGGAAGGGTAAAATCCAAAATTATTTTGTTCGCGATTCGCGAACTTAAACGAATCGTTCAGAGCTTTCAGCCACAGCGTCCATTCCTGCGAAAATCGCGAGCGAATCTTTGCATCCGGATTTCTCCGGTATGCCTGCGCCATGCAGCCATCGACGAAGGTTTGATAATAGTCGTCGGGCAAGACTCCGAGGCTTTGGGTCAACGTCGTGAACTGCGTGATCCGAAGTTGCCCGACACAGTTGATCGTCCAGACTTGCCCTTGTTCGGGCGGGATCGGATTCAGACGGATTGCTTGTCCGTTGGGATTGATCGCGGTCCAGACGCAGGTTCCATCGATAACGGTCGTAGCTGCTGTATTCGGGCTAGTCAAGCTCGGGTAAGTCTGGTTGATATATCCGACGCCCGTATCGGCGGGGTTCGAGTAATTCGCGTGTGTAAATGCGGCGGTGAATCCCGTTTGATTCGGGCTAGTTCCGATCACGGACGCCACGGTAACAGATTGCCCGTTCAGAAAAGTCTCGGCGGTATTTTCGAGCAGCACACTCTGGCCGATTTGTACGGTATTAGGAACCGTTACGGTCAAGACGTTGCCCGTAATCGAAGTCGCTGTGATATTCAGCGCAAACGGATTAAACGTCCCGCAAGTTCCGTACGTCGTCAACGCCCACAAGCCGCCATTCGGGTCTTCGATTGCCGTTGAAGGATTCGAGGGTTGCGTCAGTACAGTTAACGGATTTATGTAGACCGCTCCGGGCCCTGGGTTGTTTTGTCCAGTCGGAGTCTGAAGTTCGGTATCGCCCCAAGTTCCGGTCTGCGCCAAGCTGTTCGGAATCCAGCAGACCTTGCCCGGATATCCGCACTGTTGGTACGTTACGAGCAAGTCCTTGTGGCATTCAAGAGGAATTTTGGGCTTCGGTTGCGACGTATTCGAGAACTGAATTCCCCACGCGCTTTCGAGCCACGCGAGTTGCACCAAGCCCGGAATGAAATAATCCTGCTGCCAAGAAATCGTAGGAAACGGGGTAATGTTGAAACGATTCCATTTCCAATTCATCGGTTGCCCGTTTGCTCCGCCGAGCAACATCGCGGACAAGACCTGATTCGCGAGCTGAATCATCGGCTGCTGCGAAAATCCGCCCGTAGCCAACGCAGGCGCGGTATCGCCGTTTGCCGAAACTATATCGGTGACATCTTGGAGCGTATAACTTGACGAGTTCACAGCCATTTATTGTCCGTTTCCCGTACTAGTTGACGCGGGCGTATTCGATTGGACCCAAGCATGCCCGCCAAGAAAACCCAAGACGGTGGTCGTGAACGCGACGAATGCGGCATCAATCCCGTGAATATAATGAATAACCGAACCCACGACGAAGATGAACAATCCGATCCCTACGTGCCCGTCAGTATTCAGTTTTGTTAGAATTTTACTAAGCATAAGTCTTTACGCCAAAAGGTACGAATATTCTACCGTGACAAGCAGGCTACCGTTACCATTCGTCCAATCCGCCCCCGCAGGAAAACTACCGCTAGTGAACTGAGTAAGATATAGCCCAGCTCCGACAATGGAGCTGGCAGGGGCCGAATTGTTTACATTTGCTTGAACGTCAATTCCCGTAAACCACCCATCAAAAAACCCGCCACGATTTGCCGCCTGATCCACGAATCCCGCTGCATTAAATAATGTTCCTGGATAGGCTGATAAAACCGTTCCGCTCCCCGTATACACAGTGAGAACGTCGTTTGCATTAACGGTAAACGGCGTCGCTCCCGCCACGTATTTGATGTATACCGAATTAAGATTAAAAAGATTCCCCCCCGTGCCTGCAACTAGTTGGAACGGGGCGGAATGCAACGTCAAAACATTGGCGGTCGGGACCGCGACAGCAACTATCGTATGAACAGGTGTTGGCATGGTTCCCCTAGCTAGGCGGCGTCTACCAAAGAGTATTCAACAAGAGCTAGTAGGCTTCCGTCGCCCTGAGTCCAATCGCTCGTCCCGTCAGGAGGGAATCCATCCCCGTTAACATTGCATTGACAAAGATATAGCCCGGAATTGGAGATATCGCTGAGGG